TTTAGGAACTTAATATCGGGATTTATTAATTCATTAAATAGAGATTCAACTCAATATAAAATTGCAAAAAGATACGGATTAATTCAGGAAACTACAAAACCAATAGTATTCTATTTTGAAAATAATCCAATAAAATAGTATTAATAGTTAAATTTTTAGTACATTTGCAGAATGTAGTAACCTTAATTAAGATTCAATGAATAAACATTTTACTTAAAATAGAACCCTAGCCGGTGGACTTCACTATCTTAGTTAAGTTACTACAGCACCGGCGAAGGTTCATTTATACACTGTAGTTATGACTTATAAAGAGCAAATTAACAACCCAAAATGGCAAAAGAAAAGACTTGAGATTCTCGAGAGGGATGGTTTTACTTGTGTATTATGTAATGGTAAGACAAAAACTTTACACGTACATCACAAGTGGTATAATAATAAATTAAAATATTGGGAATATCCTGACGAATGTTATATTACATTATGCAAAGATTGCCATAAAATTGTACATAAATATATATTTAATAAATCCATTTCAGAATATGATATTATATTGAGTAAATTAAACGAAATATTAAATAATTTACATTTTAGTGATAATAGCATAAAAAAAGAAATAAATGAACTTGATAAAGATATATCAAATAATAAAAACATTAGCGTTAAAGAGGCATTTAGAATAATGAATGAGGGCGAAAAAGATGGCTAAAAATAAAAAATCATTTGTTTTATATGTTGATTTAATTCATACTGTTAAGAAAATGTCTAAAACAAAAGCAGGTGAATTATTTTTAACTATACTGGAATATGTAAATGATAATAATCCTGAAATAAATGATACTATTATTGATTTAGTTTTTGAACCAATAAAACAACAATTAAAAAGGGACTTAGTCAAATATGATAAAAAGGTTGTTCTATGGTCTGAAGCTGGTAAAGCATCCGCTAAAGCACGTAAAGAAAAATCAACAGACGTTAACGGACGTTCAAAACGTTCAACGGATTCAACTGTTAGTGTTAATGATAGTGTTAATGTTAATGTAAAAGAAATAATATTATATCTTAATAGTAATACAAATAAAAATTTTAAATATACTACTCAAAAAACAAAGGCCATTATTAATTCAAGGTTTAATGAAGGATTTAAGATTGAAGATTTTAAAAAGGTTATTGATAATAAAATTAAAGATTGGTTAAATGATGAAAAGTGGAATAGATTTTTAAGACCTGAGACATTATTTGGAACTAAATTTGAAAGTTATTTAAATGAAAGTGTAAAAGTGCCAACTAAACTAAAGCTATCAATATGAAATATATTAGTACAAATAAGATAGTTCATGATTTACATTTTAATAATGGCAAAAGATATACATGTCCAGAATGTTCTAAGTCAAGAAAAAAATCAAATGCTAAAGATTTAGAATATTATAAAGAATCCAATACAGCTTATTGTTTTCATTGTGGTATTCAATTTTCAGAATATAAACCATATGACAAAAAGGAATATGTTATACCTAAATGGAAAAATAAAACTAATCTTACTGATAAACTAGTTAAATATTGTGAAGGTCGCAGTATAATGCAAGAGACATTAATTGAAATGAAAGTTTATTCAGATATTGAATATATGCCACAAGTACAAAAAGAAATGAACGTTATTTGTTTTCCTTATTTTTTTGATAGTGAATGTAAAAACATAAAATTTAGAACTGGTAATAAATTATTTAAACTTATTTCTGGTGCTGAATTGCTTTTTTATAATCAAGATTGTTTAAAAGAATATTCTGATATTATCATTACTGAAGGAGAATTTGATTGTATTTGTTTTATTCAAAATGGTTTTAAAAACTGTGTAAGTGTTCCAAACGGAGCTAATAAAAATTTAGAATATTTAGATAATTATATTGGACTTTTTGAACAAATTAAAACTATTTATTTAGCATTAGATCAAGATACAAAAGGAATTGATTTAAGGGATGAATTTATAAGAAGGCTGGGAGCTGATAAATGTCGTATAATTTCATTTAAAGAATGCAAAGATGCAAACGAATATTTAATGAAGTATGGAGGATTGGAATTTAAAGATTTGCTTAAAAATAGCAAACAAGCTCCAATAAAAGGAATTATTTATTTAGACAACATTCAATCTGATGTAAGAGATTATTATAAAACAGGAAGTCAATCAGGATTAATAATTGAATCAAAGGAAATAGATCAATTCATTACGTGGGAGCTTGGAAGATTAGCAATTGTTACCGGAATACCCGGGAGTGGCAAAAGTGAGTTTGTTGATTATTTAGTAACAAGATTAAATCTATTACATAATTGGAAAGCCGCTTATTTTACACCTGAAAATTATCCTTTAAAATATCATTATTCTAAAATGTATGAAAAATATATAGGGAAACAATTTAATGAAAAATATTCTGATGAGGTTGAATATGATACAGCTTATGAATATGTAAAAGATAATATATTTTGGATTCTTAACGAAAATGATTTATCACTTGATAAAATACTTGAAAACACTAAATATTTAATTCAAACAAAAGGAATAAAAATACTTGTAATAGATCCATATAATAAAATTGAACATCAGTATAAGGATTCAGAAACGCAATACATTTCAAGATTTTTGGATAAATTAATAAGTTTTGGAAAGCTGAATAACATATTAATATTTCTTATTGCACACCCTAAAAAAATGAATAAAGGCGAAGTTCCTAGTTTGTATGATATTTCTGGGAGTGCAAATTTTTACAATAAAACTGATTATGGATTTACAGTACATAGATTATTTAATGATGAAAATATAATGATTAACGAAATACAGGTACATTTTCAAAAGATTAAATTTAAAAATCTTGGCGAACAAGGTATATCAGAATTAAAATATAATTATATTAACGGAAGATTTGAGCCAAAAAATGAATCTAATAAAGAGTGGGATAATTCAAATTGGTTAATATCAGATATAAAAGAGAAAAAAGACGAATGGAAAGATGAACCAATACCTTTTTAATTAAACCAATACTAAGATTATGACAAAAAACCAAATAATAAATTACGAATATTGCAAGAAACATTTAGAGTGTATCAAAGACTGGAAAAATAACCTACCTTTTAAGATACAAAAATATGGGTGCGGATCAAATGTTCCCAAAATGGAATATACACTTGAAAATATACATAGAAATATGTTTGAAAAGATAAGAGATGCAATGAATGAGGCTAATGATGAAATACAAAAGATTATTGATAAGAACTAAATTCAATGAAAAAGCGATGGAAAGTAATATGTAAAGAAGGATTATTCAAGTTTGCTTCAAACATTGGATTGGCTAGAATTTATTCGCAGGATAAACAAAAACGGAGTAAGGCGTTGCCATTAGGTGAGTCTATGACCTCCGAAGCCCATCCCATCGCCTTTGGCGTGGGTGGGTAGTTCACGACGAATATAAAGCAAGGGGGCTTACACCGGAAATTAAACAATTAAAGAAATGAATTTGAATTCTCATTAAGATTTTGTACATTTGCTAGATGATTAGTAATTTAGATAATTTAGATATTGAAGAAATTGCCAAAATAAAAGCAATTAAAGACATGAAAAAGGAAGGAATAAAATGCGTAGAATATCTTATAAACGAAATACCATTAAAAGAGCTGAAGGAAATTAATAACATAATTTATTTACATTGAAATGACCACTATTTTAATACTTGATGATTTAGAAATTAATCCTAATAAGTTAAAGATTAGAGATATTAAGCAAATTAACCAATTAATAAAAGCAAGTAGAATATTTAACCAAGTTGTAATATTTCGGGCTTATTCTGAATATATGATGTTAAAGGATAAGAATTCTAATTTTGAAACTTTTGAATTAAATTAATGGAAAAAGAAGCAATAAAAGCACTTGGTAGGAATAATAAAGGGTTTAGATATGAACGCATAAACCATGTAAATCCGTTTGATGAAACCGATACAAATAAGGAAAAAGTATTTATTAACCGATGGCGAAAAGAGAATAAAAAACGGCCTGGAAATAATTATGGACGGGGTATTTTGCAAGATTTATTGCAATTCCATTAATTATAGCAGTATTAATTATTATAGTTGGATTTGGATTAACATTATACAGCTTGATAAAAACAATTAAATTATGAAACATGCAAGAAAAGATTATCAAAGAATTCAAG